TGGTTCTGCAACTGCTGCCACACACGGGTACCGATCACCATGGTGTTAGGTGCGTGCCCGGTCTGTTCCTCGACATTAATAACCTGTCCGTAAACGTCTTCGATAGGAGTCGAGCCAGGCTGGTCCCACTGCTTGACCTGACCGGCAGTCGGGGTACCGGAAACACCAGTGATGTCCGTGTCCCACACCGAAGTTGTGAAGAACGTAGACAACCAAAGCAAGTCACGCCGCATAAGTAACTGGTTAGTGACGAACTTGGTAGCGTCCGAGTCCAGCTTGAACACCGAGTCGGCATTCGCACGGGTCTGGTCGTCGACGTCCTTGTGGATAGCCCACACGTCAGCAAAGTAGCTGTCCATGGTGACATTCCAGCCAGAGCCGACCGACTCGGCACCGGGCGCGCGCTTCTGAGCGTCCGAACGGAACCAGTCACCCTTGTTGTAGCGCCAGAACAAGTCAGACTGCTTCTGGACGGGAATGTTTCCGAAGACCTTGTCCGCAATGTACTTGGACTCGTCTTGGAAATAAGCAATCGACAAGTTCGTTAACGGAACGTCAACGTGAAGATCACTAGGGGTTGGATTCGTAGGCATTAGCTATTCACTCCCTTCAGTGATCTTAGACAACCGACTGCGACAGTAACAGGACAGAGCAAATTTCACCGGCTGCGGCCGGACTGTCGAGCAGAACACCGCACGGCATGTCGGTCGCACCGGCCGCGACAACTCGACCGCTAGCACCGGGAGCAACCTGGATACCGGCGTTAAGTGCTCCGCTGGCAATCATTCGAGTGACACCAGAGACTTGCACAGTGGCAGCGGCCCCCGCACGGCTAGGCTTGTTCTGAAGCACACCGACAATGAAGTCTGCTTCAGAGGTAGCAACTTCCACACGGTAGTCGACCGTACCGACCACGACATTAACTGGCTTGTACTGGTCAGCCGACAAGTCACTGTTAGCTTCTAAAGAAATAACTAAACCAGGAACAGAGATTGCCATTTTACTTCACCCCTTTCGTGGCGACGTACTCATCGTAATACTCGGGGTGAGCCTCGAACACAGAAACCTGCGCCTTGGCCTTAGCAACTTCTGCACTGACCCCTTCGGCCTTAAACTTTTCAATTTCTGCTTCAACCGCTTTTTCAATCTTGTTCTTGGTGTCGGAACCTTCCCCGCCACCGACACCAGCCGACTTGAAGACGTTGGACTGCTTAGCCATCGTCTGTGCGGCTTCCATCTGGGCAGCCAAGTTCTTAGCTGCCTCTTCACCAAGGGACTTCTCGACAGCTCGAAGCTGAGCGCCGATGTCCTCTGGCTTACCGGGGAGATGAGTCCATGCCTTGGCCGTTTCGACCCAGCGACTAATCTCCTTCTCTTCCTGGCCCTTCTCAATTTCTGCGAGCAGAGCCTTCTGAGTACCGAGAAGGTCCTTGACGATTTCCTGAGTACCAGGGTCAGTAATACTCTTGAGGATAGCGTCAGCATTAATTTCAGCAGACTTACCGAAGCCGCCGGTACCACCTGCACCGGTGTACGTCTTGCTGCCTGAAGACGATCTGTTACCAGAAGACTTCTTATTACCCGAGACAAGCTTCATACGCTTAATCTTAGGGCGATTGACCTTCTTACCGACGTCGTCCTCTTCGTCATCTTCTGGCTTCTTGCCAAACGGGACGAAAGGCTTCTTCTTTTTGTCGTCCGAAGCCTTACCGACGTCATCGTCCTCTTCTTCGTCGTCGAATTCGACATCGACCTCATACTCATCGTCGATTTCTTCATCCTTGGCCACGTCTTCTAAGTTTTCTAAATACTTTCTGACCGTGTCTGGGAGACCGGCCCTCTCCTCGTCCGTGATTGGCATAACATCACTCCTATGTCCGGCCTTTGCCAGAACAGTATTAATAACTTCCTGGCCATCTTTTAATGTTTCAATTATTTCAGGATCATAATTCATGGACTTAGAAACTTCCGGATCTAACCAGTTGTCTACATCGTGCGAAACTAAGTCCGCATGATCCTGTAAAAGTTTTGCTATATCTGTCCTAGTACCACCATTAGAAATTACGGTGAGTATATCAGATCCTAAATCTAAGACAGAACTATATACATCAGCTTGTGTCTTGTAAACACCAGCCTCTGTAGAGCCACCCTTACTAGCAACTTCCTTGAGGGCCTCTGTCTTAGTAAGCTTCTTTTTCTTCCCGGCCATTTTCATAGGACCGTCAGCATGCATGTCACCGGAGTCAGGACACATTTTGCTGGTGTCCGCTTTTGCTAAAACTATGTCGGCGTCTGGATTCGCACCGGCATGCACGAAAGATATCTCGTCATACTCCACGGGGGTCAACTCGTACTTAGGCATAAAGCATCACACCGCATCAGGAATAATAGCGGTAAGAACTGCGCCAAGCTTAGTAGTTGCGTGAAGTAGCCATGCAGTAGATGTCACACAAGTAAATTCCACCATGGTGTCTGCCGGGATAGCGCCTTCATTTGTAGCACTAACAATAACATCGTTAACTTTGACGCTTGTACCAACAGCACGGACTTCACAGCCGTTAGTGCCAACCCATCCACGTATTCTCTTTCCTACAACAGGAGTAGGAAGAGTAATAATATTGTTTGCACTAGACGATGTAACAGTAATATGCACAGCGGTTGCCGGGATAAGGCCGGTCGTAAGCCCGTCAGACGTAGCAGTAACGGCAGTTGCCGGAACTACCTCAAGATTCGTAAGCTGAGTCTCATGGGTGTCGAGCTGAGAATGCAACTCACCCACCGTCTTGTAGCCGAGGGCACTCTGGTCCAGCGTTGCCCGTAATCCACTTCTAAGTGTCATCGTTCAGTCCTCCAAGATCGTTCTGCGACCCCTACCATGAACAGAAAATTGGGTGTACTTACCGTCCTTAACGCCTTTCCAGACGTCCTCGTCGTTTACCCGGTACCCAACCCACCATCCCACTGGTAGAGAGTCTTCCGGTAATCCCATCTTCTCTAATTTTTCTGGGGTAACCATGAAAGACTCGACGAGCTGAGCGACCCCCTTGCGTACGTGCATTTCGCCACCATCGCGACAATCTGTAACAAATTTGTATGCGACGTCTTCCATAGCATCAAGATCGCGGATCTCGTCGCCTTGGAGGTCACTGATGATCGTCCCGTCCCTGCGCTTGGCTACCGATGCCCACCCGAAAGCAAGGTGCTTGTCCTTGTCGATCTTGGTAATGGGCACGTCTAGTTGAAATTCGGTTAGGTTTAGGTCGAACTCAGGATCGCGCACACTACCTAATATAACAGGACTTCCGCCAAGTGTCTTCGCTAACTTAGCTGCCGTCTTGGCCTTAGACTTGGCTCGCAGAGCTTCCCACTCGGCAGTCGCCTTGCCTGCCCGTGCCTTAGTACCGGACGTCTTACCGGTAGCTATACGTTTCTTGTTCTGCGATACAGCAGTAGCAATAGCGTGGCTAATACTCATTCCCCGTTTTTCATGTAATGCTCTAGCTACATGGCATGTGTAATTTGGTAAACCGCCTGCATTCTCTACCCAGTTCTTTTTAGGAGAACGGTTAAGACTACAAGGTCCAGGGGTGAACTTCAATATAAATTCTGTGTCAGACACTTTACTCACCCGCTTCCTTCTAATCATTCTAGTAGAGAAATACCTATCATATTTCTTAGCATTCTCAGCATCATACCTAGCTGACATCATAAACACCTACTTGTTCAACTTCAACAATCAATACTCCTTCAACCATATCACTAGATAATACTTTTAATTTACCTGCTACTAAAAATTCCTCTTCATCATCTAACATCTCTCTAGCGTCCGGAGAGGGTACATTCTTACCCTCTTCTACTAGATCTAAAGCCTTGGACCCAGGCTGAAGACTAATCAATAACTTAGTTTGATTCGATTTTGCGTCATTGAAAAAATATTCAGCTACCTCATCAGACGAACTAAATGAGCTAAGGCCAGTATCTACTACTTTACCCTTAGCAAAATCTACCTTAACCCTATTACTATCTACAATCATACCACGGTATAACTCTTTCTTAACCGGCTTAGCAGAACTTATCTTATTTAAGAAAGCATGAGCGGCCTTTGACTCAGGGGTATCTGAAAAATTACCCTCTAATATATCATTGCCTGCCGATCTTATTTTGCTAGCTACATTAGGTGACGAGGTCCAGGTTGTAATAGATGATGTTAAATCAGCAGACGGTTTATTTCTAGGTTTATTATTAGAGGGGTTAGCACTGCTGCCAGAACCTTTACCTGGTTCTATTTTTTCACCTTTAGTGTGTAAGGGATTTACACTAGATTTTATTTTATTTGTGTTTTTATTCTTATACTTCCATTTACCTGATTTTTTACCTTGAAACTCAAATAATTCTCCACCTATATTTAATGTATCTCCAATATCAACCCATCGACCGCGCCAATCACGAGGTTGTTTTGGATCAAATTTACTTATATCTAAAATAAATTCGGCCCCAGACATCTAGTCACCTCCCTCAAGACGCACACCACATCTACAATTAGGATGCAGTGGAGGAGAGTATATACCATATCCTTCTGGTGTTACAAACATACCTTCAGGAGTTGCTGGCTGATTAGCCATTAAGACGCAACGTTCACAGTGTCTACTTATCTTAGAGAGTGTCCACACTATTCTTGCCCAACCAGGTAAGTAACCTTGCTGTCTTGCAGCTTTCCAAACAGCACGCTTACCTACAGCTTCCCATTTGACAGACTCGGTGTCAGCTATAGTGCCAGCACGTCTACGCCTATACATAGCTGCTTGTCTGTCGGCAGCGTACGGCGAGCGTGTGAACGTGTTTATGACTGATCTAGCCTGGACACGGTCGAGACCAGCAACCATAGGTAGTAGTCGCCGATCTTTCACTCCACTACGCCGTACTTCTCGCTTGACTAATTCTTGCTGTGAATACAGCCAACGGGTGATGTCTTCCGAAAGCTTATATATTTCTAGTTGTATACTCTTGTTAAAATTATTGTCGAATTCTATTTTCCCGTGATGGTCTGTCAGGACAGTACGCATCACTGACTGATTTACATACAATTGGACATTCTGAAGAGTAGGAATCTGCGCAGCCTTAAGATTCCGAAGGTAAAAACTATATACCTTCGGCCTTATGAACTGCGCAGTAGTCCTCATTTATCGTTTCCGCTCGTTCGGATTGGGACGACGGCTAGCACCGGCCGACGGCTTAGCTACTACCTGACGTTTGCGCCCTACTCCTATGCCTCTACTCTGGGTGCCACTCTTGGCAGGTCCGTGCGGGCCACCAGCTTGCCCCTTCTGGCTTCCTTTTGGCCGCACCGTCCCCTGTGTCTTACTACCTGCCGCTGAGCCACCTGGTTGCGTCTCACGCCCCGCCATCATTTCGTTAGCCATAGCGGTGTCGACCTCTGTCTTCCCGTCTGGCTTAATACGGACCACACCGGTAGGACCAGCGAACACAACATCGTCTTTGTCAGGACTCTGACCTTCTGCAACGTCCCCGAATCTGGCCTTGTCTTCGGTCAGGTCGTTCGGCACAGGAAGTTCTGCACGCTTCAATAAGAAGTTCCTGAGATCGTGGTCGGACAAAATATCCGCCCAGCCTGCTGCCATCATGTTAGAAATAAATGCACCAATAGTATCCAAATCTGGCACATTAATGGGCTCATAAGCTATTTTGGGCAACTGATCTAATGGCCAGTGATTTAGCTCAAACAGTCTAGGGATAGCGTGACGATTAAATGTGTCGGCGATACTGTCCAGCCACGAAGTCAAAGCCTGCTTGAACATGTCTGTCTTGTCAGTTGACATAGCGTAAGAACCTGACGTAGCAGAACTGCTAGACCCTTTGACTCCACCGAGGAACACGAAGTCTGCCAGAACTGTCATAGCTATACGCTCGTCGTACCGCTGGACAATTGTACTGGTATCAAAAGTTCTGGCCCCGGCGGTAGACACCAAGCTGAATTCATAGAGCTTGTTACCCGCGTCGTCGTACGCCATTGGAAAAACAATGCCAGCGCGTTCGTCGTTCCTGACTTGCTTGACGAACGTATGCATAGCAGCAAGCACAGAAATATCTTCTGGCCGCGTACTGTTAAATATGTCGGCAGGAAGAGTGACCATGGGCAAGCCGGCTAAGTCACGCTCGGCACCGATAGCCTCGATTTCTTCCATCCTCTTTTTGAAGTACCAGGCACGATAAGCACCCCGTAAGATACTATGGCCTTCGGGATTGTTCTTCCTGAAAGTAGTGCGAAATAGAAGAGATTTTTCTATAGGTATGTAGCGCAGCTTCCAGTCTGGGTAGCCACGCTGGTAAAAACCTTTTACCCCGCCGTCTTCGTCGAACACCCACTCGACAACAGTGTCCTGTGCTCTAAGTGGTATCTTGCGCCACCCCACCTGACCGTCGTCGTATCGAGACCTAAGAGACGGATCTGTCTGACCAGGACCACGTCGCATCTTATAAACGAGTTCGTGCGGTGCAAATCCGTACGGAAGCATAGTCAGGCATTCGGAGATGAAGTCCGACCACGTATGACTCATGTCATCCATGCACTGCCTAACAAACTGCGCCTTTTTAGCGTCCTCTGTACTGTCCGAGGCAGCATCTACACGCCAGTCGACCATACGGCAGTGCATCTCGATAGCAAATAATACAGCGCTAATCGTGGGATCGTTCTCAGCCATCTCTCGATAGACTCGATTAGCCTTTTCATTACGAAGCTGCGGTAAGAACTCTTCATAGATGAGTCCCCCCATCCGCTTTAGACCTGAGAGACCGTACTCAGAAAAATGGTCTATGTTGATATCGGGTACAGCGGTACCACCTTGAATAGCGGTAAGTGAAGCGTCTCTTGTCTTGTCACCATTAGGCAGCGAAGCGTCCAGATATAGTCCCGACGACTTGATTCCGTTAGAACTTGGATTAGCTGCAAGAGCAGTCATACCTGAAGGAGGAGACGTGATCCTCTTCCTAGGTGCCATCGTTCCTCCTTTCACGTAAATATAATTACTTGTGGTACAAACTCTGTAGTATACGGGACTAGGACTGGAATGCAAGTAACTGTAGTTGAAACGATGTACTGCAACACTGCAACGTTATTATATTTAATGTCAACACTAACAGTAGTCGTGTAAAGATATGCTACACCCGGCTCGAGATTACGTACTACAGAGACAGATGCTGTACACAAATTTACTTTGTTGACGTTAGTGTTGTATGCAGATGAAATCTCTGAGAGATAACTAAGTATAGGTCTAACGTCTATCGACGAATCACTCTGGGCCTGAACAGAATACTCATGCCCCTGTAATACGTCAATATCAAACTCGTACGTTGTCCCACAAGCATAGAATAGATTGGAGTTAACTGAAGCTTCGTGTATGTTTTCAACTAAAACTGTATAGCCCAACACAGTAGATGTTGTGGTATTAATAATAACAGAATATGACACCGAGGCTAGATAGTTAAAAATGCTATCCATACTCTTACGCAGAGAGATTAGCAGTACGGTCGTGTAAGAGCTGTATTTATTAACACTTAGTACATGTGCGCTTGCAATATTGGTGCTATAACTTAACCTGTGGGTAGCATTGTTAGTATGCGAACTTAGTATATTTGAAACGTAATTTAGTTCATATTTAGCACTTAGCAATGTAGTAATATTATTCATGACGGCAGCCGTATAGTCATTAGTAATGCTTATAGCTACTAACTTACTAGAATATACGATTACCGTATTATTACGATTACTGTTAGCAGTTTTAGATACAATATTGTTAGCAGCAGTTATTACATAATTACATGTTCGCGCGTACAAATAATATGCTGTAAGCAGCTGTACTATATTGATTCCTTGATTATGGTTACTTATAGCATTCTTGAATATAACTTCATTAACAGCTATAGAGTAATCGCGCACCTTAGCTGTATATTTAGTAACAGTACCTGAAGCTGTTATTGAATACGTAATGCCAAGAACAGTTATATGATTAGCTGTAAATAACAAAGATGAAGCGGTCAAATATGCCAATGTTAAACTACTGTTTTTATTGCATGTATTAGCTACAGTGCATACAACGTAATGGCTAACGTTAGAATTTATATCTACTGCTTCGGTAGCACTGATTGTATATACGCTAGCCCTAGCACCTTGTCGACTTAGAAGTTGCGCAGACTCTATGCTATATGCATGTGCTGAATTAGCATTTATAAAAAGGCCAGACTCAGTAGATACCGTGCAATCAGATATACACGCAGCAACTCGGACAAGAACCTGTGCCGACAACACAATGTAGGCATGTCTGTTAGTGACATCTTTAGTGTTAGTTTGTATTACCGCAATAGCGTAGGCTAACGCTGATACATATATAGTATTTGCGATAATAGTGTTAGCAACTGCTATGGTCATGTTATTTAATTTATTAGCGTTACTATATCTGGTTAAGCTACCAAGGCATAAATATGCGCACGACTTGACTACATCATGCTTTCTACTTTGAACAGCAACGGTAGTATATGCAAAAGTAGAATTAGCTATTCTGCTAGCTGACAAATTAACAGAGACCAAATATGTTAGGTTAGAACTAATTGCCATTTTACGACTATTAGTCGTGGCGATCGACATAGATTTAGACAAGTTAATACTACTGGTTGTATCCAGCGAACAAATAGCAGTATATGATTTGCTCGTTGTGGTATTGGCTGTGTAGTCTTGAGTAACAACACAACTATATGTAAGAGATAACGGTATACTAACACCAGATAGTAGCAAAGTTGCGACTGCAATACTGTAGCTGTCTAATTTACCAGAGTTACGCGATAGCACTGTAGCAGTAGCTATTGCATAATTACGAAAATTAGAAACAACATGTGTAAGCTCAGGAGTTGCAAGTATTGAATACATACGTGGTAAGCCAGCTATACTAGTGCGTACCAAAGTAGTACTAATAACATAATCATATTGTTTGGTAAGATCTATAACACCAGTTGATGCCACAGGTATTACATGGTTAGTTTGTTTACTAACATTTGTAGCTGCTTTGACTACTGCGGAGACTACAGAATAAGTACTAACCTTATTGTGCAATGCTACCATCGAACTAGCAGAAGCGGCTGTAATATTATGAGAGCGATATATAGATATGTTTTTGTTAACTAACTGGTCTACAAATGTAACATCATCAAATCTTACCACGTCACCTATTACAGCATCTATAACCCCAACAGTCACAGTAAATTTAGCAGCATTAGACGGTGCAATTAAAGGAACCGCAACCAGGGTATAGACGTCAGCTGGACATACTGCCTGAAAGTACGGTGCACTGATAAAAGTCTCACTTGCTGTGTACCAAGCAATGTTAACGTAGCAAGTTCTGTCAAAACCAGTAGGTCTAAAATAGCCACCTAAAGTATAAGTGTGTGAAGGTAGAACGTAAGGAGAGCCATACATAGTGTAGCTGTTTACTGAAATTACATCATTGCTGAGAGCTGTCATTAGATGGCACTTAGTACCAGTATGCGGTGATGTACTCGAAACACTTACTGTAGCAGTAGCAGAGGAATTCCAAGTACCTATGGTCCCACCCTCGGCAGTGCTAGTATCACCAGTAATTAACTGTCTGTTGCCAGCAACGACTTCATATGAGTAACTCTTAGTCATATTGCTTGTGCCGCTATACGAAATAGCAATACTATAAACATGTAACTTGGCAAGACTTACATTTTTGGTTTGCGCAGTAGCAATACTGTAACCAAATAACTTAGTTATTGTTGGAGTCCTAGTAGTCACTGCGGCTACGACACTGTAATTAAATGCCTTGTCTATTGCTCGAACCCTGGTAAGTGATGTAGGCACAGCATAGACAACAAAGTCTGATTTACTTACACCACGCGCCGTGGTGTATGCAGTGTCAATTGCATACGAATATGATCTAGTTGTTTCTAGTACATTAGAAACAGGTATCACGTAATTTTTATGGTCAGTTACTATATCTTTTACAAACAAAATAGAAAGACTAGCAGTAGGATTAAGTATATGTACTATTTCACGCTTCGCACCGTTACCTAATCCAAGAGATTCTTCTACAGTAGCGGCTACTGTATAGTTAAGTTCTAGGGTGTAATAAACAATGCTAGGTGTTATAGACGTAAGTTGAATAGATCTTTTGTGCCAACTACGGTAGACACCAGCTCGCACAGTATGAACTGTCCTACCAAAATACATGTGGTATGCGTAAAAAAGAGGTACCGTAGTTTGAGTAACAGGAACTGTGTACTCAAATACACGAGACACTAACTTATTATTAACAAGAGTAGATGCGGCAGTAACTCCGTAATTTAAAGTTTTCGCTGTGTTTACAGGAACTCGACCTATCCAATTCCTGTTATCCGATGCTAGATCATCTACCCATACTTCAGTATCAATATTTTGAGTAGTAGCTAAGCCAAATATGACACGGCTTATGTCAAGATTACCTAAATTCACATTTGATACAGTTAGCTCTTCTATCGGAGTAAGATCAGAAACAGAGCTATATATCCTAACGGTAACTATACCGTTAGGATTACCTCTAAATATCTTAGCTTCTATTCTGTACCAAGAGCTAAGTGTCAAGGCAGTAGTTGAAGTACCACGTAATACAATAGAAGTGTCGTATACTTGTATTTTACGTGTAGCAGGATCTATGCCGATCCAAGCAGGTGTCGTGCCGTTAGCTGTAAGCCATCTTAGTGTCCAGGTCGGTGTGCTAGCTAACGTTTCTGCCCTAAAGTTGAACCTGGTGTAATGAGTGTCCCATGGGCCACCGACATCCCAATACAGAGAGGACCTGCCACCGCCGGTAGTGACTAACAATCTCCCGGCAAAGTTAGAGCTAGGCTCTGCCCCAGGACCTGGTACTTCATAGGTAGCAGTACCAGTTACAATCTGTGGTGTCAGTGCACTACCGCCGACATCATCAGAGTTTGCTAATGTTATATCAGTACCTGTCGGCCCTGTTTCTAAAGAGTTAGACAGCACAGTGTCAGCGATATCGGCAGAGTCAGCAGCAAGAGTAGTGTTTTTAACAAAATTCTGCTGCCAACCTTGCCGGTATATCGCGTTCTGTGCTGCCGCGTACTGAATTTTAAGTCACCCCCTACCCTATTTCTCTGAAGATAATACCGTAGTCATACGTGATGTTTGTCGGAGCTATCGGGAACTTGAGTCCCAAAATACCACCGCCAGTGACGACTATTCTTTCTTCCGGAACAGGAAGATAGAGCCATCCGTTAAGGACGTTGAAGCCTTCTCTGACTATCACGTCTGTATCTGTACCCTCGGCAGTAGCAGTACGCCCGGTAGCAGCGGTACCCCCTACCGCAGCAGCAGCACCCGTGTTAGGTTCAACAATGAGTGGTGTAAGTGAAGTCACTGTAGCTGCCGCTGATTTTCTGTTCAGTTGAATAGCAGTCTGAGCACTTACGGTAGATGACTCCTGAGTCACCCACGCTCTGACAATTTCTAATGAAGTAGCAGCACCGGCCTTTATTTGAAGAATGGTAATAGCAGTGGACACTGCCCTCGAATCATTTATAACATAAACTCTCGACATTTTCTCCACTCACCGTCTGTTAGGAAGTAGTGAACAAGATATTGAACGTGAATGTAATCGAGTCGTTAGCAGCAAGGTTGATAACAGCAAAGTCACTGTGGACAAATAACGAGCCCGACGTCGAGGCAGTCAACAGGCCAGCGTTAGCAATGGCACGCGTTGCCGTAGCAGTCACAGTCCCGACCACTCTGTAGGTGTCGTTAGTGACAGCAGGGGCGGCCGAAGTCTGCTGCGAGCTAGTACCTAGGGTACGGGTTTCTACTTCAGTTTGGATCACAGTGTCCGTAACGGCGGCCGTTGTGACACCGGTGCCCATGGCAACATAAGCCGGCTCAGCAATACCGACTCCCTTAATCCTGTTAGTGACAATTCCAAGACCAACGTTAGTAACCTTATCAGCCATTTTGAATTACTCCTAATTCTTCTGCGCTTTTATATGTGTCTAACTTCTGTAGTTCTTTGAACCACTCTGGTAAGGCGTCTTTATTCGCACTAATAACACCTAAGTCTACTACAGTTCCGTCAGCACGGGTAATCTTTGCCTCAAGAACTATGTCAGCACCTATTTTAGCTTCTTGCACTTCAGCTCCTAACTAAATCGCAGAATTACACCAAGGCCCTTGGCGCCTGTACCAGCAAAATCTACGTCTATAGATATAAGGTCACCTAGAGACACGTTGTCAGTGTTAAGATTAATAACCCGTACTACAGCAGCAGTATACGAAGTGAACTCACCCTCGTCAATTGTAACTCGTGTAGACAGCATATCTACATTAGATTTAGTTATATTTCTGACTTGGACAGTTGGGGTACCACTAGTAGACGCTGTGGTGACATAAGCCTGTGCGTCTACCAGATTCATACCGTCGAACTCTGTAGGAATAGCAAAAATAAGTTTGTTGTCACCAACGACAACATCCTGGTTGTCTCCTACTACCTTAGGTTGCATAGTTCTAAATATAGGCACGGGCAATGGCGTAGTAACAATAACCTGAGCCGTGGGCGCAGAGCTGACAATCATACTCGTTGTGGGTGATACAACAATACCGCTCATATGTTCACCGTCACCTAGTCGACTCTACGCTGAGCACCCATTTACCTCGCGAAATCCTATTGACCACTATAGGGCTAGAAGTGTCGTATAGCTCAAGGTCGTACACACCACTTAGACCACCAGACCAAGTGGGGTCTAGGCCAGTGGTCTGAGCGGCAGTCATACGGATGGTAATGCTACCATGAACACCCCCCAAATCAACACCAGTTCCTGCTACCACAGGGGAAGTGAGCGTAAAAACCGGGGTAGCACTGGCATAGGTACGCCGAAACGCCATCCTAGCCGACCAACCAGTTATGTCAGTAGGAGTCACGTTGCTCCAAGCAGTACCAGTCCAACGTGACCACCTAGAGGAAAACAACCCGCCAGCGTCGTACCACAGATCTCCTTTGACATTGCCAGAGGTAGGACGTGATCCAATCGCATCTTGACCTAATAACTCAGCGTAGGGTGCTATCACAAAAGTGGTAGGCGGCGGCAGCATGAAAAACACTAGCTGAAATGTAGCACCTTGCTCTATAGCAATATCGTAGGTAACTGAACTCATATTCCACCTCCTACATTCTGTAAACAGCTTGCCGGTTGACAAACTTTTCTCTGCCAAGCTTGTCCATAGGATGCACAGGGCCAATCCAATTATCACTGACTATGGCTATGTCGTCGTACAGTAGTTCAGTAGTATTCGATCCTAGCTGTAGCCCTACAAAAGCCCTGCCTACGTCGTCGACAGTGTTAGTGTTTATTGATGCTCCCGTATCCACTGTTTCTACCGGGGTGAGCCCCTCGACAGTTGAGTATATTCGACATATTATCTGGCCGACAGTAGTACTAGCGAATAGATATGTTTCAAGACGGTACCATGTGTTAACCGTAAGCGCTGTGCTTGACGTAGTTTGAACTACAAAAGCGCTGTCTGTGAGTATTACATTGCCAGAAGAGTTTAAACCGAGCCAACCTTTGGTCGCATTACCGGCAGTGTTGAGAAATCTAGTAATATATATACTGCCAGTACCTCGGACGACCTGATTGATATACATCCTTGTGTACAACGCTGGATACGGAGCACCTGTTATAGAAGACCATATACCGTAACCGCTGGCAGAACCGGCAGTAGCCACGGCTCTAGCGGCGAGACCGGTACCACTCCTGGTATTAGTTGTGTAAGTAAGCGTAGCATTAGTAATTGTAACAGTGTCAAGTGTCGTGCCGCTGTCACCGTCGTCGCTATTAGCAGTGGTAATAGTGGCAGTGTCGGTACCACCGTTGAATGAATTATAGAGAGCGACCATTTTTAAATAACACTCCTCTCACGCAGTAGAAACTACAGGTTCACGGTTAAAGGTAACCTTAAATACCATGTCAGAAGTAAGTACAAAAGGTCCCGCACCCATTCTTACTATTATGAGAGCAGTGTTAGCAGTACTAGCGTTGTTATCTCTGGCGTGGATACCCTGTAATTGAGTTGTAAGCCCACCGACAGTAGCGATGTCAACAGTAACGGTTGTCGTACCAGTACATAACAAACTTCTTACATAAAATGTATTGAGACCAGCTACCAAGTTTGTCCCAGATGGTATTCTTAACCATGCTGCACCGGCATAATTTGTCAGTGCTGCACTAGCCGATGCTGTATGAACTATTCCGTACGGCACTGCGGCAGTGCCTAGTGGAACAGAGCCAGCACCTGATATAGCTGTGCTTGTTCCGCTACCCTGGTATACATTGTTAATACTATAGATGTTACCACCGTCGTACGTACCAGGAAACACAGGCTGAGCATCCGGGAATGACGCGCCTATCACAACAACAGGTGATAAGCCACCACCGACACCAGCGTCTATGGTAAAACCATTTGTCTTACCAGTTTTAAAGTATCCACCTATAATAATAAGTGCGGATCGTCCCGGCCAACGTATACCTATACCGTCATGAGAACCAGGAGCGCCAAGTTCAGTTAATGTGTTAACAATACACCCTATCAAGGTACAGGGAGAGGACGAGGCGCTGCCGCCTGGTCCAAGCAGTAAATACCCACCCCCTTCCATAAAACAAGCAACAAGGGTGTGTTGGCGAGTATTACTAAGTCTCAAGGCAGGAGTGTGGTCACCAGTAGCATTAGAACCAAAAGAGCAACCAAACATATCAAACTGACCAGAAGAAGTACCGTCAAACAATTCGTCAACTGCTATGTCATTACTTGCGAAAGCACAACTATAAAAAGTATGATTGACCGCTTGAGACCACTCGAACGACACACCTGTTCCACAACTTTGAAAAACACAATCTTTCCAGCTAGTTAAGTCAGCCTGTAGATGCCCCTTACCAACTCTTACCCCTTTGTCAGTGCAATTATAAACGCCTACGCGCTCAAACCAACACCTAGAAGTGGTTATACCAGTTGTTATAGGGCCACCATAATCTATACCTATAGCTGCTACATTCATTCCGTCAAGTTCAAAATCTGTGAACGGGCTAGATCTTATATTGTTTATTTCAATCATAGTACCGCCAGCGGCACCACCCCAAAAAATTCTAGCCCCAGCGGTGAAAGAGCTACCGATAGACATGCCAGGACTACCAATTATCCCAGGGCAACCGACTGCACCATTAACTTGTACGGTACTGTCAATTCTATAATTACCAGGTGGCAGGTATCCAGAAGTCTTCGCTACTTTCGCAGCGGCCATCCATGCATTTAATGCAGATGCACTGTCAGCAACACCCGTAGGGTCTGCTCCATGATCTGTCACTGCATTAGGCAAGTCACCAAGTGAAGAGTTAGCATCGACATATGATTTATTGGCAGCTTGAGTTGATGTCGTCGGGGTAGGCACTATCGGAGATGACGAGAATGTTTTAATCCCCGCAACTGTTTCATTACCGGTTAAATGTACTGCGGTTGGAGTAGTTGGCGAAGTTGCAGTCCCACCTAAATCATTAGCTAATTGAACAATACCTTTAACAATAGTTGAAGCGTCAGGTGGTACTACACTGTCGGCATATGCTTTGTTAGCGACTTGCGTGCTGGTAGTAGGGGTAGGTACCGTAGGAGAAGAGGTAAATGCTTTTATTCCTGCAACCGTCTCGTTGCCTGACACGTGCACCGCAGTGGGAGTAGCGGGAGAGTCGGCGGTGCCACCTAACGCACCCGTGAGCTTTAAGATCCCTTTTACAGCAGACGTAGCGTCTGGTGAACCTGAAATAGCCACCCCGTCCACATAAGCTTTCGTGGTGGCTTGTGACGCAGTTGTAGGAGTGGGTACTATAGGAGAGACGCTAAATGTTTTAATCCCTGCAATAGTCTCGTCACCTGTTTTATGTACGGCAGTAGCGTCACTTGTTGAAAGGTATGTGGGGCCTGTAGAGGCCGCGCCATCTATTAATACTGTACTTAGGTCAAAGCTAGTAGATACAAATGCATAAGGTATTTGTATGTTTTCAAACGTTCGCCCCCCTTGAATATTCTCAACCACTCTATAAGTAATTATATTAGGGAGAATATCGGGGTCGTCACTAGCTGGAATAGGAATTGACAATATTCCACTTGCATCAAGATTGCCTATATATACTTTAGGCATCAATATCTTTTTGCCAGGAACGTCAATAGCAATCAGTAAAGGTGTAAATTGCACTGAGCCAGCCATAGGATTACCGTCGAAATCGACATACTGCGCAGTAACAGTAACCTTGTTAAGGTTAGTAGCAACCATTTCACACCTCCTAACAGTACTCGATATAGACGTAACCTAAAAGATTGATAGGCGGTGCAGGAGACGGTGTCAAAACAATAGCCCCGTCCGTTAGTAAACGTTCCATACAAGCAGAAGCCTTTTTAGCGTTGTTTACTATCACACCATCTAAATCAAACGCAGGAGTACCTGAGACGGTGACCCAGTGGCATACTAACGATTTATAAGTAGTGACACTGTCTGCACTTTTGAAATGCCATGTGAAATCCGCAGGGGTTCCCGAATACGAAATACCCACCACACCGACTCTAACTAAAGTACAGTTATACGGCACTTCCACTACTTGTTGGACAGTAGGCATAGTGCCATCAACTTCCATTAATACATGTCTGACTACACCATTCACCATACCTGGTACTAATGAATGGTCTATCTCACGAACAAATGGTGTGACATGATTCCCGAATCCAGTACGACCATTCTGCCAAATATGATGGTCCTGATAAGCAGAAGGAGAATAGCTACTAGACGGAGGAACAGCAACAGGGGTTCCACCCACTTTCCTACGCAAAAAATGATCGCTGTTATGCCCTACATATCTACCTGTTGTGTTGCTAGTTGAACCGGATCCCGTTATATGAGACACGAGATACACAGTAGATACTACTTGTTTTAGGATACGTGTATTTGTCGCAAAAATAGATACACCGTTGCGTAAATGCATAGCATCTATATCGGGAACTTGAACGGTAAGATCACAGTCGTTGTAACTAACCACCATTTGCAATGTACGACTATAGGTATTAGCAAACACAGGTGGGTGTGGCATTTCATATCTTAGTAACGTTACTCGTTGATAACCATAAACATCGTTAACTAAATCTTTTTGTCTTAACTCCCATTTACATGTGTCAAAAGAAAAAGTAAGCAGGTTCGCATTAGTACCCTGAGACAAGTCAGATGGTGGCTCGCCTAGTAACAGCGTAGTACCTTTACGAATTACAGACCCACCGACAATCTGTATCATACCACCGGCGGTAATCTTGAACGTAGCGCCGTCCAATAATGTTATAGATCCAGCAGGGCCGGTAATAGGTTTAGACCCGGCCGACCATTCTGCCAGTCTTGTATTGTAATCAGCTTCTGGTAAATCGACAAAGCCTAACCACTCGCCACCTATGTACTGGTGATTTACTGCTTGGCCGTTAGCATAGTCAGAATCATAAAAATTATCTCGCCATTTGCAAGAGTTAAATATCACCCCGTCAGTCATCTGATCACCGGTAAAATAAGTGCCACGGTGTAGACCGACGAACTCCACGTTCTCAAAACGATATACAGTAGTACCAGGACCAGCGACTATCGGGTCACTGGATAACTGATGAAACTTTGCGCCTATACTATTCTCAACTAGTTGTTTGCATCCGTCGTTGACACCAGACGTAGTTTTGTACGAAGTGAATGTCATATTGCGCCATACTATTTCAGAAGCACGGAAGATATCAAAAATAGGATCTCCCGTCTCTATCTGCAAAACAGTAGATTCCATCCCGTCACCTTCTATGACGAGACCGCGCAGTCGTGCCAAGTTTATTGAACCACGTAGTCTGTAGACACCCTTCGGCAGATATACTCTTGGCAGTCCGTGATATGCGTTTAGGCCACCCCCGATAGAATATATCCTAGCTGCATTATTCTTTACGGTAGTAATAAATGCGTTGAAAGAGGCAGTGTTGTCAGTACCGGTGGCTGCACCTATAGTGCCGTCGTTCATTACCCCGTAATCTGTAGCGTCCATAGTTGATGCTGCGGCGTCAACATATGCCTTGTTAGCAACCTGTGTAGAAGTGGTAGGTGTCGGCACTGTAGGCGAAGAGGAAAATGTCTTAACCCCTGCGACTGTTTCGTTACCGGTAAGATGAACAGCAGTAGGTGTAGCAGGAAAATCAGCAGTGCCGCCCAATGCGCCTGTGAGCTTTAAAATCCCTTTTATAGTAGCTGTAGCGTCAGGTGAACCTGAAATAGCTACACCGTCCACATAAGCCTTGGTGGTGGCATGACCTGTGCTCGTGGGTGTCGGGACTACAGGTGAGACACTAAACGTCTTAGTTCCGGCTACAGTCTCGTCGCCCGTCTTGTGCACAGCAGTGGCATCACTTGTCGATAAGTATGTTGGTGGCGAGATGTCAGAGCCGTCTATCAAGACAGTCGAGAGATCGAATCCAGTTGCTAACGACGCATATGGAATTTGTATATTATTGAATATACGACCGTTTCCTATGTTCTCTTGCACTTTATAAGTGAAAATATTAGGTAATATATCAGGATCATCACTAGCTGGGATCTGGATGGCGATCGAACCATTGCTGTCTAGGTTGGCAACATATTGTTTGGGGAACAATATCTTCTTGCCCGCGACATCAATAACAGTAGTGCTAGGAGTGAATACTACAGAACCCGCCATAGAGTTACCGTCAAAATCAACGTACTGTGCTCTGACAACAACTTTGTCAAGATTGGTAGTAACCATTATTCACCCCATTTACCAGCTAGTAATACTGCTTAGATCGTATTCAGAATTACCTGTAGGATCTTCAACTGTAATGTCATCAAATCTTACCACGTCACCAGGCGCAGCAGATATAACACCTACACCTATAGTAAATTTAGCAGCCAAGCTTGGAGATTGAAAAATATTTGACACAAAAGTATAGACATTCGTCAGGCAAAGCCCTAAGACAAAACTTTGAGAAATAAAACCATCATCTGCTCTCAGCCAATTAATAAATATACCACATGTTTTTGAAATACCAGACGGTCTAAAATATGCAGACACAGTGTAGTATTTAAGAGGTGCTACGTACGGAGACCCGTATGCCAAAGATGTAGTTAATAAAGCAGTGCCAGTGGTAAGTGAAGTCAACACATGGCAGTAAGTACCACTGTGAACAGAAGAACTAGAGACATTCACAGTAGCAGTTCCAGACGCACCCCACGCGCCTGTTGTCCCGCCTTCAGCAGTACTAGTATCGTCAGCAATCAGTTGGTTAGGATTAATCGGCGCAACGGGAAGCGGTATCTTAACGTTTTTTAACACCCTATTATTGTCAGTTATATTTTCAGTGACAGTATATCTGAGCACGTCAAACGGTATGATGTCAGGATCATCGCTAGCCGGAATAGGAATACTAATTTTTCCATTTGAATTAAGCGCGGCAGAGTACGACTTTACAAGTACGATCTGCCCCCGTGCCTGATTGATAACCCATCTATTCGGAACGAATGTAACTGTACCTGCTAACGGTGTGCCGTCATAATCCAGGTACTGAGCAGTGACGACAACTTTGTTAAACTGACCACCGACAGCACTCATTGGAACTGAGATTGCTACAGTGTAGTCAATTCTATTCGCCACATCTACCTTGTGGGTATTTGTAGCTGTAATTTGGTACGCAAAACTTCTGGCTATTAGACTCTTTTTGTCCAAAACCTCGCTAGCAACAGCAACCGTACAATCTATTGTCTGAGTAAAGTTTGTGCCGAGGACACCGTAGACAGTTAGTCGTGGTCGTAGTACTTTGTACGGCTGTAGTGGCTTAGGTGTCCTGTACATGACTTACACGAGCTTCCATGGTGAGACGCCACCATCTCGCTTAGTGGCGTCACTGACATCAGGTGCAGCAATCTGAGACTGTCGTAGCCCCTTCTTACGCATACTCCATGCCAGTGCACCGGCACAGATAGAGTCGGGTAAGTGGAGTCGGCCGTAAAGATGATCGTTCGTAGCGAACCTGTGCTCGTCGTAAGCCCATATAATACGGGGGCAACGTAAATCACCACGCTCAATAGCGGCGACATATTCGGAGAGCATGTTTACTTTGTTCTTTTGACTGAGCACCTCGTCTTTGACGTCACGTGGGGTCATGCCAGAAGGAATGTCAATCATATCCTTCACCACCCCACCTATTCCAGTCGCGTCGTGTATGAACTTGCCACCCCATCTGGCCAATCTCATACTAGCGAATTTTATAATTATGGGCCATGGTAACTTCTGGCACCGTTGGAATGCAACGCAAACCCACGGCAATTTAGTGACATCCCAAGTCCAGACAACTGTCCAGTCTTGTGCAGACGCCCAGTCAACCCCTGTAATATAGTCTTTATCATTCCTAGGTTCCGCAAACTCATGGTTTTTCATAGGAACACCACGATATGTACCCAGATCGGTATCAAACATAGCTTTTACGGCATCTGGATCAATTGCTCGTCCTTCAAATGAAGGTTCAAGCAAATCGTATTCCATCTTCCACATTTCTTTGGAGATTTCGTTGCGCTTTCTCGATACCTCTTTTGGAGAAAGCCAACCCCCATGAGCCACGTCGCTAGTCTCTTTATAACACCAGCGGTAAAGTGGCCATCCTTTTTCTTTAGCATCTTGCTTTAGTTTAGTCATTGTACCGTCTGGGTACTGGTGAGTCGACGACGCTACCGTCTGTGTTTCGACATTAGGTAACCTCTTGCTCCGCATTGGCTGACCCTGCGCTGCTTTGAATAGCTCATAGTCCATCTCATCGACTTCGTCAAGCCGTAACCTTTGTGGGTGCGGGCCACGAACCGACTTCTGCGACGCCATAAGAGTACGTGCTTTGGCACCATTGGACAACCTCGTATCAAAGCGGGTCATGATGTCCACCATATTCTTTACAGAAGGAGGAGTGGCATCACTGTCAAGAAACTGCTGCATAGCTTCGTGAACACGGAGCGACTGTTCAGCCGATCCACCAAGAATAGTAACGAAGCACTTAAGCGTAAGCATTTCAGTACAGGCAAGTAAGCCCAGTGTGAAGGTCTTCCCTGAGAATCCTCGACTACCTTCCCAGATCGCAACAGGGTGCCTAGCAAAGTAAGCGTCAGCAAAAGCCTGAAAAGGGGAAACATGGTTATGGCACACCGCTCTATAGGGTATCTCCACTCCCCAGACAGCTCTAACAAACATCCATAATTCTTCATTAGTCTGTGGCCAACGCCCAAGAATCCAAGGAACTTTTTTACTCTCTAAGTCCTCGACAAACTTAGCATTGGGAGTTACCACCGCCATTACAGGTACTCAGCTTTCGGCTCTATATCCATCTCCGCGATATGGTCAGTAGAATCGTATCGCGACTTGGTTACTCCCATCTGTGATTGGTATCTACCTGTATATCCCTTGCTGGGCCCAGTCAACCGTTCGAACGCAAACTGTGCAATTCTCATTCCAGGAGTCAACTTTAATGCGTACGGGGCCATGTTGAACAGTTCAAGGGTAACTTGACCATGAAATCCAGGATCAATGTAACCAGCCGTAGTGTGAACCGCTAAGCCAAGACGTCCAAGAGACGACACGCCCTCGACCCGTGCAACGTGCTGGTTGTCTAGTCCTAATATCTCTAAAGTAGCTGCTAGTAAAAATTCTTTCGGCCTAATAACAATATGATCAATATCTTCAATATATTTTCCAGTAGGTATATTTTTGAGTGGGTCTATTGGAAACTCGTCGCTGAATTCAGTTTCGTAGATGACAAAGCTGCTACCAAGATGCACGTCATAAGAAGCAGGTTGTATCGAATTCGGGTCAAACGGGAGAATCCTAATCTCCTGTCCACGTACCGCATTATATATGTGGTAGTTGGATAGTACGGACACAGCCTGCCTCCAATAAGAATTACTGATTCTGATCTACAGCCTTATCTGTTGTTCTCTGAAGATCACGTAAAATATGCAATATTTCAGTTTTACTGTACGCATCGTCGAGAAGTTCATCTATACGCTTGGCGAGTAAATCATAGATTAATTTAAGCGATTTCTTAGCGTGCTCATTACGCCATGCTACTGCCTCGCGACTACTAAATTCAGACACGCTCACTACTCCTAAAAAATTCGTCGTGCTCCCAAAGATGCATAATTGTACCCGTTGTTAAGTGGAGAGATCTTCACTACGCTCCGAGAGTTCGGAGCATGGATGATCTGTCCGTTCCCAATATACATACCTACATGTCCCGGTGCTAGCCTTCCATCAATAGTTACTGGATTACCAAACACAAGATCGCCAGGTAGCAAATTGTCGACAGAAACATGACGCCCACTATTAATCTGGTCATAGGTTACTCTCGGCAAACTGACCCCGCCTGCCCTTGCAGCAGCTTGCACCAGACCAGAGCAGTCCCAGTGGTCTGGCCCCTGCGGATTGGCTTGGCTGTATCGCTCTCCTAGCTGGGCTCTGGCGAACGCGATGGCTGCCTGTGCTCCACTGGATACGTTGGCTGGTGCTGGTGCGGGAGCTTGGATGCTGGCCTGCGCAACACTCCCGCTGGACGCTGCCGCGTTACCACGAGCTAAGTACGGAAGATATAAATCGTTACTGTGGACACTCCACGCAGTCGGCCCCTGCGAGTCACAAACATATTTCGCAGCCTCGGCATTAAAATTTGGATCATATAAATCTCTACCTGCGACCCAACTAGCATGAGCGTCCATATTTATCTGCCACAAACCACGGGAGTCCTCACCGTCAGGATTGTGAGCATTAGTGTCACCCCCAGACTCTGCCAGGGCAATAGCCACCCAGCCACCGAGTGAAAGCCCACCGCACCCGTCTAAACCAGCATTGCGAGCAACCTGTGCAATCTGAGCGTCAGAAATTATTCCAGACAATTGGGTTATCGGACCACACCAATCAGTAAGCCCTAATGCTCCCCACGTCTCAGGACCTACAACCCCGTCGACCTCAATACGACGGTCCATTTGAAATCTAGCCACCGCACTAGCAGTAATCGGGCCGTACTGCCCGTCTATAGGACCAGTGTCATATTTATTCCAGCTAAGTGCCGTCTGGATAACTCTGACGTCTTGCAGAGACTGATTAACAAGGTCAATAGTAAAAAATGACTTGCACGACGTATTAGCTCTGAATGCACTAACGTCTATCGGGTTAGTGTCTCCGTTAGTTGGTGGCTCGATATAAGGAACATTAGCAAGTGCTGGGGTGGGTGCAAAAGCTACGGTCGTAGCAATCGCAGTTCCTAGCACTGCCGTTGCTGGTACCAAGTGACGACTGGTTGGCTTGCGATGTCTGCCCATAGACTTTAACTCCTATATTAGAAGCCTTGTCCGAGATAGCTATCCGCAATTTCTCTGGCTGAACAACAATAGTAACTCTAGGTATATCTCGCGGATTCATCTCAGAAAACGAAATACTTGTAACCTCGGCGCTGAGATCAATACCATTGTACATAAGACGGTACTTACCGTCCCATATGAGTTCTAACATTCTTCCCTTTCATCTCGGGGTATTGGAGCTGCCTCACCTTCGCAGCAAGAATTCTTCATGCCGCATGCGGAGCAGAGCCACCTGTATTTCACAGGATTGAACTCTGCCCCGCAGTTGACACACTCAATCATTTAGAGTGCCGCCCTCACAAAACAATCTTTGGCTTCTAGCAACTTCCTGAGACCGGCAGTAAGTTCCTGCTGAGTGGACGGATGCCTATTCGGGTAATCAGCCATGTCACACCAAAGCTATCTTCTTGTGCCAGCCTGGTTTTGACTCTTTGCCGTCTTCGTCGACTACCAATTCTTTGTAACCTCGGCGGCAATGAAGATGGACGACGTGCTCTAACTTATCCATCCTCTCCCAGAAGTTGACGGGAACAGTCTCTCCCGGCTTAGAGGGAAGTGGAGTCGACTCGTCCCGAAGTCCTACCGGGTCGTCGCACACTTGGCACCGGCCGTAAGGCGCGATGCTCATGGTTCGCGCCGCTTCCATCTTGTCCGCCTGTAGCGCTTCCATCTCCACCTTGTGATGGAGGCAGACAAGCACCCTGGCTTTCACTGAACTACCGGGTAACTGGACTTCAGTCGGATAAAGTTCCCTCTCCGCGTCCGTCTGAAGAACAGAATGATCGAAATCCACAAAGCAGTGCTTCTGAGACTTAGGAGTCGCCATTGCCTTACGACGCGCGACGTCGTCTCCCTCGCGCGTCGGTGGCTTCTTTTCCACTGGATTAGCAGGCGTCCGTACTACTCTCCTGTTAGTCACCATTAGATGCTTCCTTAATTCCATGGTAAGTAGTAATTTTTTTGATCTGGTGCCACGGGAAGAACACCGTACGATTGTTCTTCTGGTCAAAATATTCGTAACCGTATTCAGAATGAGTAATTATAGTATTGTCAGGTATACAAATTTCAGCACTAGAGACCTGACCCTCTAACGGCATCAATACAATCTTTATCATGGTGGTGGTAATCATCTCCTAACTATTATTACTACCGCTGAACACAAAAGCATGAAACGCTGACGCGCGTTGTACTATACCACGATCGGCAGATGGTGTTACGTCTGCGGCACTAAAGTTAGTCATACCGTGGCTGACCACAGCGAGCCCGAGACAAATTATCCTCGTGAACTGCTGCGACATAGCATATTCAACAAGTTTTGTCAGTGGTGACGGCGGAACGAAATTATTCATCAGTTACCTAACGTTTCTGTAGGATTCTCCGTCATCTTAGGAACCCCCTGCCAGGCGTACCCGGTGTCGACGAACACCCCGCCCTCGATATACGCCCTGACCTTCTCGGCGATGACGACCAGGTCCTGCCAGGAGTAGTTCATCCCTTCCGAATTCTTCTCGTCCGACATCAACTTGATAGCAGTAGACAAGTACCAACGCCGAGCCATTTCTTCCTGACGCTGAACCCGTGCCATTGTCTCTTCAGAAGCTACCTCGACAACCTCTGGTACTTCCGGCGTGGGTGCACTTTTCTTGGTCAGCTCGTCTTTAAGAAGCTGGCCGAATATCTGCCCTAAGTCAATCCCTTTGGATTCCGCCATTACTACATCCCTTCATAATATGAGTTCATACTAGAAACTCTATCACTGACAAAGCCACTAGGACGACCACGAAATAGATCGCAATAAACAAAACTCCGAGCAGTACACCCTTGTTCCGTTTCTTGCATCTCATGCAGTGTCCCAGTGCGTGGCGACCGTGCTTTCCAGGTACCAACGCCTACGATCTTTGAACTCAAGCTGGAGATAAACCTTTTTACCCTTCTTGCGAAAGCCGGTGATCTTGACCAGATTTTTGTTGTTGTGTTTGTCTTGGAGAACACGCCCTATATAGTGTACGTAATTTATATACTGCTGCTCGATAGCCATCTTTTCCTATTCACAACCTATTCCGTCTCCGTCACGGTCAAGAGCCGGACGATACCCTGGATCACCAGCGTACACCGGAGCTGCACCTGCTGCCCTTGCGGATGAACAATTCTTGTAGTACACTTCAGGTTCTACCGGCGGCGGTAACACCTGTTGCTGTAAAGGTGGGACGACCACTTGTGGTTCTACGGGTACAGGAACAACCGGAACTACAGGGGCCGGGGTAATTGACTCCACAGGTTCGACTGGACGCAAATCGTCGGTTGCAGCCTTACAACCGGCCGTAGTTACAAACAAAACCATTGATCCGATCAAAATTCTTTTTACCACGCTCTACCATCCTTTAACAAAGCAAAGAGCAAGAAACCCGGTGGCTACGGCTAACCATATTGCCGTAGCAATCCAGTCGCTTCTCTTCCCGTTCTCTTTGAACAACTTGTCCGGCCTGCTCCAAAATTCGTCTTCGTTAGTCTCTCCTGCTACTTTAAAATAAGATGTCCATCTCTTTATATATTCTTCGTTGGTCTCTCCGCACATCCTAGAGATCCATTTAGTTCCGTCGTCGTCCACGACAAAACCTGCTGTGTTGCACAGCGGGTACGAATCTTTTTCTTTACCGCAGTTCTCGCAAATCATATCGCTCCCTGCCTAGCTGCTTTGACTATCGAACATTTGACGTCTTGCGGTGCTTCTCTCAAAGAAGAGATGTTGTCGATAGTAGTCGTCTGTCCCGGTCCGAGTGTAGTCAACGTCTGTCCCCGACCGTAGGACGTACTTCCGTCCGGGGAGACAAAATCAATTTCTATGAGATAGTCAACTCTTCCGTCGGAATCGTTCGTCACCCTTATTTTTGCATTAGTCCAGTCAGTGTAAATATTCGGGACACAGGAAATAACCTCGACGCCGTGTGCCGTGGTCGGGGAGCGCGACGTCTCCTGTCTCAGCTTCACCACAAGAACAAGTATACTGGCCAGATAAAGAATAAAGGTCACGATCAGGATCTTCCACCAGTTACGCTGATACCATGTGAGTCTTAGTTTTATTGGTTTGTCGCCGTTCATTCTCGTCATGTCGATAGATTGGGGTGTCCACTCTTCCCACTCTTTTGTTATTTTCACGTCGGTGCCCAACGAAGTTTCATGACTTCCTTTCCAGCCGCTTGCGGCTAGCCTTTGGACGTGCTACAACAACATGTGCAGTTGCAGACTTTCTCTTTTTTTACCTTCCAAAGTTTCATTGCGTTGTTCTGGACGGTCCTCCTCTTGACTAGACATACGTAACCGTCTCCTACGGAGTCTACCAACCACTCGTCTTTTGTGTCGGGGTCGATGACAACTTGTCCTGGCAGGTTGTAAAGATAAGTCATGACTCTCCTCTTCTATCGAGCATGTCAGAGAACTGCTTGATGACGACATTGTAATCTTCTGCTGTCATCTCCCGGTCTTCTCTTGGAACCCACCCGCACCTCTGGCACTCCATATAGAAACGGCCAGGTTTGTAAGTCCTGAACGTGTTCTCAGGTTTTGTTGTCTCGACTGTCTCGCAAATATGGCGAGTAGCCAAGCTACCGCACTTCTTGTGGGTACACATGTCGAGTAACTTCTGCATTTCTTTCTCTGGCATCCCGTTCCATCTTTCACGAAGTTCTTCAACAGTAATTTT